AGCATTGCCAAAAGTTGACGCCGTTGAGTTTTGACCCACGACGCGAAAGTTAATTCCAGTCGGAGTCTCTGAAAGTGATGCGGCCGCGCTTCCAGTTCCGTAAAGCAAGCGATCGCTATAGTTGGTCGTCGTGCCATTAAAGCGCAGATAAGTATCCATTGTATCGCTGGCGTATCCAGTAGGGCCGCGTAGAGATGCCTTAAGAACTAGATCAGTATAGGTGCTAGGGATCGATGTAAAGTCAATCGTTGCTGCTCCACCTGATCCAACTGTGACGGCTGATATAAGAGTATATGTAGGCATTAGGCCGCCTTTATTCCGTAGAGAGTAAAGGTAGAACCAGTAGAGTAAAGATCAGCCCCACTTAGTTGAAACTTTATAGAAGTTATTGCAGAAGTAGAACGCCATAAAGCAGCTGCTGTTCTAGCGTTTACACCTGCTGCACCAGATCGGCTAATGACTGTCTTGTAAGTTGTGGCGTTAACATAGTTTTGAAAATTAAATATACAAGTTCCAAATTCTGCGCCAGGTACTGTTGCAAAAGTATCTAAATAAGCAACGTTTGTAGAGCGCCCAGATGAAGCAGTTGTACCATCGCCAGTCAGGTAAGTCCCTGAGTAATTTGTGGCTGTATCAGCATTTAGAATAATTTGCATCGCTCGATTACCGCCTGAGTTATTTTGTACGGATGCAATTAAAATTAAATCGGTGTAAGTAGCAGGGACACTGCTAAAGGTTACTGAGGCAGTATTGCTGCCAAGTGTGTTAGTCGCTATCTTGTCATAAGTTGATGGCATTATTACCCCTTAATTCCATAGAGTGCGAAGGATGAATAGTTACCCATATTGCCAGCAGGTAAAAAAATCCTAAGAGTGTTAATTGCGCTGCCTGAGTTCATCCATAATCCCGATGTGAGTTGAATGCGCCAATTCGTAGCAGTGCCGCTAGCGTTACCATCCTGACCTGACAATCCTCGCATTGTCTTATATTTATTTGTAGAGGCGTAATCTAATACATCGTAAACGAAAGAGAATGGATAAAGCGAGGTAGGCTGGCAAAGGCCAGAAAGCTGCATTTGAGTTGCGCTGGTAGCCGCCGCAGCAGTAGGAGTCGAGGATCCGTCGCCTTGCATTTGATGACTTGCATAATTAGAGCCTGTATCGACGGATCCGTTACCTACGCGAACGGCAACATTATCGCCCGTAACCGCGTTAAGAATAATACCGCGGATTTGTAAATGTTTATAGGTTGCAGGTATCGAGGTAAACTCAGCAAAGGCCGTGCCTGTAGTTAAAGATACAGTAGCGATAGACTCGTAAGAGTTAAGAGCAGGCGCGGCAGGATGTAGCGCCGCTATGTTATTAAGCATTACCCAATAGCCCCGACGACGTACCATGTATCCGTAGCCGTCTTAATACAGGCTGCGCTCTTATATTGTGCAAGGGTAGGAGCCGCCGCTACTGCGCCAGCAGAAAGGATTGTGGTCGTGCCAGATGTCACGGCTGAGATCGTGCAGGCTCCAGCGCCGATGTTGAGGACTGTAAGGACTGTACCGATAGGAAATGCTACTGAGGCATTAGTAGGGATCTTGAAGGCGATCGCTGTAGCCTTATTCATCAGCTCGCAGACCTGATAAGCGTCTGCAATGACTGCGGTGTAGTCGGCTGTGTTAGCTGCGCCGATGGTAAAGGCTACTAGGCCGTTATAGTCTGCGGCTGTAAAGATATCGCCTGTTGTCGCTGGAAAGCCTTCTGCCATGATTTTCTCCTAGTATCCCATTATGGATTGTCCGATTATACCGTAAGTGCTAGATCCTATGATGAATCCCTCAACTATAGGCTCAAGTGTTGTAACTGTGCATTTCATACTGTTAGGGGTTATGTCCCACGCCAAGCCCTGCACCTGCAAGGTCTTGACGATTGTCGAGCCGTCTGGCTGGACGTTAGTGATCTTGACGTTATCAAAATAATCTAGGCCGATCATTGTGTCAGTCGGTACATCTGTATCGAGTAGATCGACTGTCATGGCATCGATGCGGATAGTTGTCTCAGCTCTAGTTGCCACATATATCTTGGCGATGTCTAAGACTTGAGCATCTGTCTGAGGGATCATGTCTGTGACAGTTGTGCCATGAGGGAAATACTTAGCCGATGATGTTGCATCTGTTGCAGTCTGCGCTGTGCCGCCAATGCGTGTCATGCTGGCTTGATTTACGATGAGTTTGTCATCGAAGGCGTACTTTAGATCAGAGTACGGAATGCCTGTTGTCTGGTCGAACTCGATAGGTGCAGCCGCTAAAGATCCCACGACATCGGTGCGATCCTTAAACTCTGCTGTGCCATCTGTGCGGATAAAGAATGCACCCTGCTCTGCGAACTCAGCCGCCTTGAGGGCTGCAAGGGATGTGCGAGCCGTTGCCGGATCTGCTTGAACTGTAGTTGATCCTGTGTCAGTGATACGCATCGATGTAGGGAATGAGACTTGATCGAGGATCTTAGTGATACGCGTGCCAGTAGTCTGGCCAGCGGTTGCATCTGCGACAGTTGAGACGTTAGCCATCTGAAAGAGTCTAAATGCATCTGAGCAGATGATATCGACGTATCCGATCTCCTGCCCTGTTGGATAGTAATACTTATACGAATCGACATAACCTGAGAATAAGAAGTGCTGAGTAGTTGCAGTAGTGGCAGCGACGCGGATCTTACGGAGTGGGGTCAGATAGCCGAAATAGGGACTCGACGCATTCTGAGGGTTAAAGTAAGAGTCAGGGTCTAAGACTCGGACTGTGCAGTTGCCAGACTCGTAGGTGTCACGCATGATGTTACGGCCACGACTGATCTTGATTGATCGAGTGACATCGCTAAGATCGACTACTGGATCAGGGACTTCTGTAGAAGCGAATTGAGACACGCCGATCACGCCGTTAATAGGGTCGCCAATAGTAAAGGGATAACCGAATGTAGCACCTTGGCTAAAGTCGAACGATACCGAGATGGTTGCTGGAAGTGTCATTGTGTCGCTACTGCGCCCTTAAATCCTGATCGATTGATGCCTACGAAAGATCCTGATAAAGATGAATTAGTCTGCGAGCTAGTAATTACTGCGGCAAGATCTTCTTCGCCGACTTTAACTGAGACATACACGTCGCCTGATTCCGCCGCAGCTTGAGCCGCTTCCGCTTTTCTTTGTGCTTCCTGAGCCGCTAAAAGAGCATCAAGTAATTCTGATGTGGCATCTGTTGTCTGGGCTGGAATTGTCTGCGGTGCATTAATTATTGTTTCAGGTGATACCCCTAATGAAGCCGCCGTGTAGGCCAGAACGTCGGCAGGAATTGTCCAATTACGGAAAGGATTTGGAGCTTCTGGAGTAGCAAGAAGCGCAGCCTGTAAAAGAGCGTTGCGCTTGACTGCTGCATCTAACTCGGCTGCTAGTTTAGTTGCAGCCGCGTCATTCTTATCAAGAAGGGCAAGCTGTAGATTTAGAGAAAGTCGATCTGTCTCGCTGATCTTACCTTTGAGGGCAGCCATCAAGCCAATGCGTACTATGTCTAAAGTCTGCGTAGCCCTATCTAACGCCGCTTTTTTCTTCAGCTCTGTTATTGATTTTTTTTGTAATGCTAATAATTCTTTTTGACGCTTGAGTGCATCTGATTCAGCCTTTTTTAATTTATCTTGTTGCTCTTGCCAGACAGAGCCAGCCAGTACATTGGTACTTGTAAGAGGTACGGCTAAACGAGCGACGTCAAATATTTTTTTAACTTCTTCTGTTGATGCGCCTGTAAATAGCCCTTTAACTACTAAGATAAATCTAGACACTGATCCAACGGCATTTCCAATGGCTGTTGCAACGGAATCAATCTTGTTTATAAAGTCATTTGTATCGCTTGAATTAGTTACTGTAATCAAGGCGTCTATCAGGCTTTTACCAATAGTCTCGCTTGCTTCTCCAGCGGCTACGCTTAGCAGAGACATCTGGCCTGCATATGTTTCAAGCTGCGCGGCATTTGATCCGCCGAAGGTTTTATTTAATAGTTTCTGAATCTCTAGATAACTCGCAGATGTTAACTCTGTTTGAGTTAGACCTAGATTATACTTTCTTAAGCCTTTAGTCTGTCCTGTATATGCGCGGCCAATATCGGATGCGACTGTGGCCACGTCGATCCCTGTCGCAGCTGAGACGTCTAAAGATTGACTTAAAATCTTTTGAGACTCTGAGACTGATCCAGTTATCTGAAGAAGTGTCTGCATTGCTGGACGAAGCTGTGAATCTGTAACGCCCGACATGCGAGAAAGTTTGTCGATGTAATCCTCGATAGCAGGAGCCTCAAAGGCTATGCCTAGATTCTTTACTACTTGAGCTAAACGAGTCGCTTCTCTTTGATCTTCAAGAAATGCTTTAGCCGCTTGCTTGCCGAACTTTACAATGGCGGCAGCGCCAAGGCCAATGCCTGCTGCGCCCGCTAGTTTCTTGACGGATGACTGTAATCCTTTTACGCCTTTGTCAGCATCCTTGATACCTTTGTTATCAAAGATTGCGGCAATGCGAATTGCTAGACTTGTATTCGCTGACATTAGCGACCTCTATAATCTCTACTTGCGCCTTTAGTAACTGCTAAGGCTGTCCGCATTGACTTCTCAATAGCCTTTAGTACGGCTGCATTAGTCTTGCCTTGATCTTCTGCCCATGCTCTAAATAATAAACGGCCTTTAGTCTTACGGGTACGACGTCCTGCTGCGCTTCTTTGCTGGCTATCTACTAGCGGTGGCAATGCGTCGATGAATTGACGGCCTGCATTAGGGTTGGCAGATTTGTTAACTTTGCCAGAAGTGTCAACGTAGCTGCTAAACACTCCACGCGTTGATGCTTGAGTGGGCTGACCTTGAGGATTCTTGCGGCCTGCTGTCTCATAGATAGCGCCTGCGGCGGTCTTATTGAAGATAGTAGCGATCGATCTAAATCCACGCTTATTAGGCTTTGATGCAGCTGTACTATATCCAATGCCGCGCTTTACCTCACTGCTGCGAAAGACTCTATTCTCCCAGATACCGACAGCGTTACCCCATCCAGATAACGGTGCATCGCTAGGAACGAATCCTCTGGCTTTGACTGCCACTACCTTGAGAAGGTTTCTGATCTCCTTCTCAGTTTCTTTAGCCAGAGCAGGCTCGACTTTTCTAAGTGCCTTGCGGAGTTCAAGTGCGCCGCTTACTTCTGTAGGCATCCTGTTGCTCCTTCGCTCTGTCTTTCAATGCTTTCAGTAACATCTGGAGCATCGATGAATCTAAATCGATTAAAAGTTGTGGAGCGATAGCCGTCTCAATGCTCAAGCGAGCTATGAGATAGTGGATGCTATCGCTGCCTAGGCCAAAGGGTCAGACTCTGCAACCTCTACACTCTTAAGAGTTTCAAGGAAATCTGCGCCGAATGGCTTGACTGTGACTCCACTTAGTCGAAGGCCTTCCCATGCAAGCCAATAGACATCTGACTGCTTCTCATCATCGCGGAATGCTTTGTGAAATCCCTTTTTAGCATATAGCTCGAACGCGTACTCAAGTCGAGGAGTGATCTCGATCTCGGTGACGCTGTTGTCTGCCATCGTGACTATTAACTTTGCCATGCTGTGCCCCTTTGTTTAGTTAGTTTAGAATGTGCCTGTAGTGGCAACTGCAACAGTACCAGAAACATTGAAGGTGAGGCTCTGCATTGAGAGATCGCCTACTGCGCCATTGATGTCTGTTGTGTTATTGATCAAGCATGTCATTGTGTAAAGAGGGTTAGTCGCAGATACTGCGGTTCCCTTTTCCTGAAGTAGAACGATAGGGACATTAGTTCCCCATGCAGCTTGCAATGTCGCTAGGACGTTAGCTGCTGCTGTGTCGTTAAGGAAGTCAATAGTGACCGATGCGGCTTCTAGACCCTTTACATACTTATGGCCTGAGTCTCCCATTGCGGTTACTTCAAGCTCATCGAAGGTGCGATTAAGTGTTACAGCGGTAACGTGATCTGAAAGATCGACAGTATTAACCTTCACGCCGACCTTGTTGCTCATAAATACAGCCATGAGATTATTCCTCGTCTTTCTTAGTAGTTACTGGCTTAGGTGTTGATGGTGCTACCTGCCCGATCTTGATCAGGAAGGCTTCTTGCTCTTTTTCCC